TTCTGCCAGGCCCACCCGATCTTTGATGGAGTGGACTGGATCATGACCCGCGACCCCAGAGTGGCTCTTGCAAAAGATTGCCACTCCCTAGTCGCTTGGGACAGACCTGGGACTCAACGAGCGTGGTGTGCTGCTGTTGCTAATTCCGGAAAGGCATTGGCTGGCAACTTGCCCATTTACAGCTCATTCTATCAGCACCTCCTCCGTGGATCAGACGGCGCGAAAGCGCATGGTGATCACCCTGGTTTGGAGTGTGGCATGTGGTTTGAAGCCCGACGTATGGGTGATGTTGCTAGGTCGTTTGCTAAACCGTCAGCGGAATCGCGACTCAGCTTTTGGAGGGCATTTGGGATCACACCAGGGGAACAAGCTTGCATTGAGAGGTATTACGATGGGTTGCCCACCATGAATTATTCTCTCGTCTCAAGTGAAGCTGTTCCATCTGATCCTGAATACGTTACCGGTTCAGTTGACCTTCCGTTCTGATTCGGGTACATCGGTCTGGCATAGTGGGTTCATAGTTAATAGTCCAAAACGGTGGGAGCAGCTCCCCTAAGCGAACCGTACCAAGGCCTTTTGGGGCCGGATGGTCTAGAGACTGCACGGACTAGCGTTGCTCTATGAATGAACAGTCCCCGGCACGCGGGAGTCCACGATCACGATGCTTTCAACACAGCGCAAGAAGAAGAACCGTTCTAAGAAGAACAAAGGCGGAGCCCGAGGGGCAAATGGGAAGAAGGATCTTACTGCGGCCCTCATGGCGATCCCCGCAACCGTTGCTGCACTGGACAAGTTTGCTCATTCTGTACTTGGTGGAGGCCCTAAGAAGTCCCGCGGTCTTTCGACCGAGGAAGTTCCGATTGGGTATGCCACGCAGATGAAACCCCAGTTCAAAGTTACACGGCGCGGCAAAGCGACCCATGTTTCAGGCACAGATTTCCTTACTCCGGTTAGTTTGGAGTCAGCTGCTTCCAACGAGGTTGGAGCAAGTCTTGCTGACATCCTTATCAACCCGATCTCTATTGGTTCAACCCGGCTTCAGCAGCTGGCACCAATGTTCCGGCGATACATCTTCCGGAAGTTCAATCTGGTGTTCCTCCCTTCGCAGGGGACGAACACCAATGGGCAGCTCTTGATTGCCCACTCCCATGACCCCAGTCCTTTGGGGATGGAGACCAGTGGCCAGGCGAAGATCCAACAATTGTTGTCATGGAATGCCGCCAAGCTGGGAACACTCTACACTCCTCTCACGATGGAATCGTCGCTCATGTCTCCTGACGAGCCCTATTGGGTCGACATTGACATCGACGACAGCATGCGCCACAATTATCAGGGACAAGCCCTTGTGGTGCTGGCAAACATCGTGTCCACATTATCCGGGTCGGCGATCGCGTATCCTGCGACGCTTGGCACTATCTGGGTGGACTACGAGGTGGACATGTATGACGAGCAGCTGAACACCGAGATCACTACTGGGTATGCCTGGTACGACAATCATGTCGGATCAGTTCCAGATACCGCAGCACATTCGGCATTCAACAAATTGCTCGACTCCAGCGCCAGCCCTCGATCGGGTGGCGATACGGATGAGTTTCCTTTGGTCATGAATGCGACAGTCAACGCCACTTTATCCCTCGGTCCCGGCATCTATCAGATTGTCATGGATTGCGAGGCCTTTCTCGACGACGACTCACCTGTTCTGTTCAAATGGGGGGATCCAACTTGCATTGCGAGTTCACCCCAAGAGCAGGATGCGTTTCAGTTTGAGGAGGCTATCGCTCCTGGCAACGTACAAACAGATGCCACCTTGGGCAACAATGGTCGCGTTACGCGCATCCTCAATGTTGTCGTCCCGGATGCGGGCGGCACTTTGCGAGGAAATTGGGAAGGATCTGATTCAGCTTCCGCAGACACATGGATTTCGCTGACAATAGGTCGAGCAGTTCCGGAGGTTCTCAGAAACCTCAACCCGCCTAGCATCGCAAGCTCTCGAGCGCGGTGCAAGATTCCAGCACATCCCAAACGGCAGGCGATCAAGGAGATTGCCGTTCGACAGCCACCTGTGAAGGGGCTGCGTTTGGCAGTTATCCCACACAGGAAATGAAATCTGCCGAATGGAGGGGCCAATTGTGATCACGCCCTGCAAAACTGTTTCACTGTCATGTTAGCAAGCTCACTTGCCCGAACTCTTGCTGATGCTTATCACTCGCTCTTTCTTGATCATCATGATTCACCAGAGTCCTTTCTGGCGGCTTTGCCGGATTGGGACGAACTGCTCTTTGAGTTCGTCGAAGCCTTCTGCGAACCTTGCAGTAAGGACAACTCTGTTCGTCAGAACATGATTCATTGGATGACACACAATTCAAATGAGCGGGTCGCTACATGGCTATCCATTCTCAATGAGATGCTGGACGGTGGACTTAACCTGAACACAGCACAAGAATATTTGCATTACCGACATAGCACTTTGTCAGTGTATCTTGAGGCCCCTCCCCGCATTGCTGCGGTCATAAAGGTGCCCCATTGCTTAGAGAGGCGTGGGATAGATGCACGAGCGTTCGATTGGTCTGGAGTGACCGTGCTCCCCCCTTCAACGCCAGATGCTGCCTATTTGATGAACACGTTCACCACGAGGCTTGAATTGTACCGAATCACAGGACAACTGAGATCGAGACAGGCATGTGATGTCGCTCGAAGGATGTTTCTCCTGGCTACTCATTTGGCGATTCAGATGCCTATCTTGGAGGGAACAGAGTTCGTTACAATGGCGGCTGTCGGTGTGTACTCGCTTGGCTACAGAGCAGCTGATTTGGGTTTGCCACCAAACTTCGACATACTTGGAGAGAAAGGTTCGAACAACTTACGCGCTGAGTTGAATAAAGAAAAAGAAGAAAAATCTGCAAAACAAGAAAAGAAATAAACAGAGTACTGTGAGCCAGCACAGTTGTAAATACATAGACGATATGTACATTGTCCTGCGGTGCGCACAGAGTTGCGCTGGATCCCCATCACTTCTGCTCGCGCAGGAGGGGTTTGAGGGGGGACCATTTTACC